CTTCTGCAATATCCTTTGCAGCGTATTCGTCCATCAGGCGGTATCGTTTATCCATCTCGTCAGCAAAAGACGACAATATTTCAGCAGCTTCTTCCGCATCGCTGACTATGCGCCCCTGCCATAAATTCGGACGGTCTTTGAAGGCGGCGAAATCCGCAGAAACTTTGCAATAACACACGACGATTTCCGTTTCATTCTGAGGAGCGAGTTCGAACAGGGAAGCCAGCATTGAGCGCACCAGTACCGATTTCCCAGCCCCCGTTTCCCCGCCTACCATCACATGCGGCGCGGTGGCAAAATCTTGAAACACGGGTTCGCCGCGTTCGTCCAAACCGATACACACTGGCAATCTGAATTGCTGTGCCGATGCGCGGTATTGCTGTAAGGCCGTCTGAAACTCACTTTGCCCGTATTGCCGCCAAGTGTCTTGCGGGCGCAGGATATTGATGTGCCATGTATTGGCTTCGCCGCGTATGCGTCCGCAGCGCATTTCGTCATCGCCGATGCCCAATTCGGAGCAAATTTGGCTGTGGTATTTTTCCAAATCCACATAGCGGTCAAACTGCACGCGCAAGCAGTCATAGCGCACGCCGCCGTATTCAGGCTGTATCGTACCGCCTTTGCCGACTGTTTTGTTCTGTGCGGTTTTGTGTCAATGTTTTTGTCACGGATCCTTGAGGCATCGAATTTAATTGTGGTTGTAAACTATCGCTTAAACTGAAATTTGAACCGTCTGATACCCCCGTAGCGAGTGCGGGACTTAATCCTTGTGCGGTAGGGTTATCTTTCCACTCTGGAATTAACGGAATATTAATGCCAGGTAATGAGTTTGCTTTTTCAATAATAAAATTCAGCATTTTGACAAATGCATTCACAATACCTTGGAAAGCATTTAAAAAGATGTTTCCTAATGCATCACCAATTTTTAGAAAACTATCAATCGGTGCGCTACTATCCCATAGGGTTAGCACGGCTTGCCAACCATCTATAATGCTATTCACCACAATAGAAAACACATCAGCAACAAAATTAAATGCCTGTGCGACCAATTCAACTGCATCAAGCACCGTGTTAAACACAACGCCCAGTGCATAACCAAGATCAATACCGAATTGTTGAAAACTATAAGCTGAATCAGAAGCACCGCCAAATAAGCCAATAATACGCCCAATAGTTGCGCCGATTTTTTGCAATGCTCCCCACACTAAAGAAAACGCATTAAATAATGGGTCAAGAGATACACCCGCAGCTTTAAAACCTTGGATAAATCCACTAATAAATTGCATAAATTCATCACGGAATTTATAAATAAAAATTCCCAATCCCACGATTGCTGCAGTAACCAACATAATAGGGCTTGCAAGAAAAGAGAACGCCACACCAATAGCTGATATAATGCCACTCATTAAAGTCAATGCAGCAGTTAAACCGGTGAATCCAATTAATGCCCCCACGGCATAGCCAATCCATCTCGCGATATTTTTGTAAGTTCGTAACCAGTTTGTAAATTCTTGCCCCATATCAGCAATACGATTCATCACAGGCTCAAGTTTTGCAAGGATCTGTGTGCCAATGGCAATTTTAATGTTTTGAAAAATAGCTTGAAAACGCATCCATGAATCGGTGACAATCTTGGAAATCTTGACTGCATCATCAAGGCTTTTCATTTTGCTGATTTCAGCAATGTCACCTTTTAACGAATCAATTTTCGGCAAAAGATTACTGATCACCTGTGCTGCTTCTTTTGTGCCGAATGCATTTCTCAATTCATCTAAGGCTTTAGTATTACCTTCTAAATCACCGTATTTACCTTTGATTTTTTCTAAAATATCAATAATTGGCAGCATTTTTCCTTGCGAATCCAAGAAGGATAAGCCCAATTTTTTTTGCGCTTTTACTACTCCACTTAAAAATGCGACATATTTTGTTCCTGCTAAGCCACCTTCAAACACATTTTGTAAATTGCCGATGACCGCAAATTGCTCAGCAGATTGAACGCCTTGGTCTTTGGCTAATGAACCTAAATTAGTGAAAGCCTGCATTAAAGATTCACCAGATGATTTGAATTTATTGGCGGTGACGGTAGCTTGCGCAGAAATCATTTCTACCCATTGAGATTTCCCCATGGCAGCAGCTTGTTCACCGAAAATCCCGTAAAGCTGAGAAATATAAGAACCCATTTCTTTCACGCTAGATCCTGTCGCCTTGGCAAGAATATTTGAGCCTTTAGAAAAAGAAATCAGCTCATCATCGGTTAAGCCGTCAATGGCACGGGCAATTTCATTGACTGAGTTCACCACTTCATTTGATGCAATGCCGAAACTTGAAGAGAAATCTAGCGCAAATTTTTCAACCTTTTCTAAACCACTAGCACCAATACCTGCGGCTTTGACTTCGTTGAGCGCGCGACTAAATTCAATAGCAGGATCAAGCGCGCTTTTTAGGGCGACACCCGCACCGACAATACCTGCCACGCCGATGCCGATATTTTTCATCGCGTCTGCGCCACGTTTGCCCAAATCATCAATAGATTTCATGACCCCTTTCAACGGTGCTGAAAGTTGGTCTGTTAAGCTGATGATATATTCAAGACCTTGTACTGCTGACATAATGAAACCCTAAAAGACTTTGGCAATACCGCTTGCGACGGCGTTTGCCTGTTGTTCAAAATACTGTTTGTGTAACCATATTGCGCGCGCTAAGTTGTAGTCGCTGTTATCGGCGTGTGGTAAATAGTGCATACGTAGCGCAATGGCTTGAGATAACCCATTGCGCTCGATACTTTCCACACGCGCAGTTAGTTTTTTACGGTAATTTGAATTTCTGGCACAAACACTTCATTTACTTTCGCTGCTAGCTGTGCCGCCAGTGTTGGAACGTGAATAATTTCAAGCAATGCCTCTTTTTGTTCGCGCGCAACAATCGCCAACAAATAATCTTTGATTGGCGTCACTTTATTGTTACTTTCAATGTCATTTAACATCTGATCGTAAGCCGCGTTATCTCGAATAAAGGTAAAATCAACGCCTGCAACATTTAATGTGACGGAATCTTTAAGATTTCCAGTAAGTTTTTCTAACAAGGATTGCGCTTGTGTTTTTTCCATTTTTAGTTTTCCTTTTGGTTTCTACTTTGGTTGTTGAAATCTGTTATGCACTTGTTTATGGAGGCATACGCTGTGGTGCAAATATCAAGGCGATCTAACGCCTTATTTAAACTCTCTGCTAAATCGCCGTTAGTGCGAATATTCACGCTTAATGCTCTGCATTCGGTGGTTTGTGGGCAAATCAATCGAATATTATTTGGCTTGGGTGCGGTGGTTGAGCACGCCAGCAACATCGTTAGGCACGCGGCCATAAGTCCAATTTTTATTTTCTGCATTGTTTAGCACGTCCTTTAGTTGTTGCTGGCGTTGTTCGGCTTTTTTGTTTGCTTGGTTGAGTTGATAGGTCAATTCCGCATTTTGCGTTTCATACCGTTGCAACATCACTTTATTTTGTTCGATGGTTTGTTCACTTTGTTTAAGTAAAAGTGCGGTGGTTTCTGCTTGCTTTTTATAGTGCAACGTGGAACCAATACAGCCCACAAACACAATCAAAAATACACCGATAAATAAGGCTTTAAATTCCATATTCCCCCAAACAAATTGCTTTTTCTTTAGCTCGTCGCATTTGCAACCCTTTAAGCACTCTACCGCCTGATTTACTAAAATCAGGAATGTGATTACACATTAATGTCCAATCTTCCTCTTTTGCCGCACGATAAATCGTTGTCGGCAATGTCATACGATGCTTTTTACTGTAATAACTTTTAATATTGGCACAACCAACATTAAAGGCTAAAGACACCATGGCATCATATTGCCCTTGATTCATCTTTCTGCCGTGAAAATCGGCATTAATACAGTTTTCAGCCTCTTTGATGTTTTGGCGTAAATCAGCTGCCACTTCGTCAATGGTCAAAACTTTGCTTTTATCCACGTTATGTGTGTTTCCAACCCCATTCGTCCACACATCAGCGGGGCATTTGTACGGATTGCGCACACAGCCTTCTAAATTCACAATCATGTAAACGGCTTGTGGGCTAACTTTATTTTGCTGTTCCGTAGGCAAGTTTGTTTGCTGAGTAAAAAAAGCGGTGGCGACAGCTGCTGCCGAACATAAAATCATTACGCCAAATTTTTTACTCATCACTAATCCCTAATTTTTTTGCTTCAATTTTTGCCGCTAACATTTTGTAGGCTAATTCATCTTTGCGGGCTTGTACGTCTTCTTTGTATTTTCGGTAAGCAATCCATACAGATGCTGCTCCAAATAAAATACCGAATATTGCCGCCCATTCATTTAGTGTAAGCCCTGACACAAAGGCAACAACTGAAGCAATAAAAGGCTGAGTACTATCCATTCTGTTATTCATAAATCACCTTAAAACATTTAGGAAACTGACCGCACTTGCTTGTTTATAATTGTTGTACGTCAGCACGGCCAGCACCTAAACTCGGTTAGCCGATAAGATCACGCGTATCTTCATCGGATAAATACGGCACACCATTAATGCGCACGAAATCAGGGCTTGTAACAAAATATTTTAATTTTTTCGTAGATTTAGCCCCGCCCTTCGGATCGATATTTAACACATCAGTTAAAAGAATCTTATTGCCAAAGGTTTCCACTTTGTCGCGAATCCCGCCACGTTGTGCAAAGAAAGTAAAATCCGTTTCAGGTAAACTGCGATAACTTCCCGCTGCGGCGGCTGCAGCTGATAATTTTGAGAAATTTTTTGCATCTAATTCAATTTCGCCTTCTGCCGCCACATCACCGCTGACCCAACCGTCAGGAATCCCACGTGTTTGTGCGACGGCACTATTATCTGTAATAGATAAGCTGATGGATTCAGCGTGAATAGGCAACCCGAATAAATAGAAGTCAAAACTCATTCCACTAATACGTTCCATTGTTTACTCTCCTAAGCTGTCTAAATCTAAGAAAATATTTGCCGTAATATCTTTCGGGCAATCGTAAGGGCGAACCTTGATGTAAATTGTCACCTTGGTTTTGCTTTGCCACACAATCGTGATGGCATCATCTTTCGGCGGCATACATTCGCCAGGGAAATCCTTTCCGTTGATCGTTGCGGATTTGCTCATATCACGAAGCGGTTTGGCGAAATAATTTTTGTGATATTCCGTGCTTGATGTTGTGGAGTTAAAAGAACGATCTGCAATCTTCGCAATGGCTAATAAACGCACTTTACGCGCCACTTTATCCACTACACGCACGTTCTCAATCACTTGATAATCGCCCCCTTCTACATCTAAGGTGCGACCGTCCGCCCAGTAGTAGCCGTCATAGTCTGGATACCACATCGGCACGGAATAACGGGCAGTTTCAAGTGATTTCAAATGCGCAAGAGTAAGCTCGTTACCGTCTTTATCCAACGGTTTATTGGCACTGCCTAAGCTCACTAACGCGCCTGTTTGTACCCGTGCAGGGCTATCTGCCACGGTAACGGCTCGATTTGCTAATCGCCCTGCCAATACGCCCGCCTCATTGCCGAATAGTAAAGGCACTAAGCAAACGTGGTCGGCGACAATGGTTTGTTGCAAAGTGGTAAGTTTCTGTACATATTGATCCCATGTTTCACCGTCAGATTGATCATGATTAATACCTTGTACAGCTTGGATAAAGAAAGTACGACGACCGAATTTAGCAAGTAGTTCTGCATAGCATTCTTGCAATTTGCCAATACTTGCTTTATCTACGCCTAAATATCTGGTATTGACACAATATTCAAAAGAGGCGGTTTGATTGGCTTTTTTTAC